CTCATAAAGATTCCATAAACCGCAGCGATCGAAAATACATATACGAAGGCAGCGGCAATCACTCCCACTACAATCCATGATTTCGACTCAATGTCTGACATGGAAGGAAGTTGGAACTCCTTGTTCTTGGGGTCAGTCGTCGTGATTCCTTCGAGCTTGAACTTCTGACCATCGGGAACAATCAGCGTTCGAAGCTTGTTCTTGTCATCTCGCACATTGACAGTAAGACGACGGCCCTTGATTGTCGTTGCAGGGTTCAGTGTTTCCTGCTGCTTCTCCTGAAGTCGTTCCTGCCGAAGTTTGGACATTGTGGCATCTAGACACTTCTGATCCGCTTCACTGCAGAGTTTTACGGCTTGGTCGCGAATGACCTTGTCGTCCTTGTTGCTGAGCTCAGTTTTTTGGGTAACCTCAAAAGCTGGAATGAGTTTTTCATCCGCTGTAACATCCAGAACACCTCCCGACACCTTGCCTCCCAAGAAGGAGGTGATGTCTTGGAAGGACTTTTCGTCTCCGAAATATGCTTTTTCCAGATACACCATTGTTATGAGGCGAATACAAGATTGCCGAGACCCGATACGATGCGGAGAAAGTTCGTTGCCTCCACGTAAACACCTACCGTATAGGTGAAGATGAATGTGATGTTATCGTTTGTCTGAACAACTGTGGTGATGGTTCCAGGAGGATACAGCAACTTGCCAGTCTTGGGGTCGGTTAGTGTCAGACTTCCAGCGGGAACGACGGTTGGATTTGGGCTAAACAGCGTGGATGTCAGGACACACACCTGAGTTGACGTTGAACCACCACCAGGTATAACGGCTATCGGGAGAGGCTGTTGAAGTGTCAGCCGAAGAATGATCTTGTTGAACATACTTCCATTTGCAGAGCCACTCGGCTGATACTGGTCGTGATCGAGTGCAAACGAGTACATGTACACACCTGGAAGTTCGGGCGTCTTGCCAGTACTGTGACGATACATCTGTTGCAACGAGAAGAAGGGCAATGGCTTGGTCTGAAACCGCTCCTTTCCGTCAAAGAGAAGGACGCCATCGACAACTGCATCGCGTGGAGAGACGGACGACACCTGTTGCTGTCCAGACGAATACAATAACGTATCCACATCGGATGTAATGCCAGAAAAGGGAGCTCGGAATGGATCTACCCAGTTGGTATAGTTGTCAAAGTTGTTGGCAAGAATCTGGTCGTTTCGTTGCGATGCAAACACGATACGAGTGACAAGATTGAACATTGGAAGTTCAAGATCTGTATTTCCGCCAAACTGTCCCTCCTTTGAAACATATCGAACGGTCTTGATCAAGTATGTCTGGTCTGCACGAGCGAGTTGATTCATCTCGGCTTCCGTAAGATAGATGAAGTTGCCCTCAATATATGGGTCAGGGAACCAAGAGGTTAGTGCAGGATTGCTGGGGAGTCCAGTGGACAGAGGAGGAGAGAGGAAGAGACTCAGCGGATAGTTGACAGGTCGAACACGCTGACCGTAGGTAGTTGCCACATTTGCTGGATTGACATCGACAACCGTAAAGAGTTCATTCACATTTCGCAACGTAACGTTGATATACACCTCCGAGTTCTGGAGACTCACGAGAGGAAGAGCCATCCCAGGGTTCTCTGAGAACCAAAAATGAAGAGGGATAATGAGCTGACGAGAACGGATCGAAGGTTCGGGCACAGTCGTGTTGGGGCTGGTGCCTGGAAGTGTGGTTACGGCAATGGCATTCGGGTACTGCCCATTCCGATCGTATGCATGAGCGGGATCGTACAGCTGGGGGACATTTCCTACCATTTGATCGACAATCGCTCGCTTGTTGGCATCGTGAGTCATGTACGAGTACATCTTCAGCCACTCTCCTCGCATCACCTGAATCGCCTGACCATTCATGGTGACGTCGACATGATCGATAAGGTTGTAGCCAATGTTCTTAATCCACTGAAACTCATACCCAATCGAGTTGGACCGCTGATCGTACCCTGCAGGAGGTAGACTTCCATTCAGGTATTTCAGAGGCGAGTAGATATCGGGCAGTGTCAGGACAAGATAGGTATCGTGTAGAAGCTGTGCATACCGATCGATACGACACGAGATAGTGCGAGTCCCAGAGGGTGAGAACTCGAGATTTGAAGAACCAAACGTCATACGAATCGACTCCATTGCAAAGTTTGTATGGCGACGGTACACTGCTCTCCAATGGGTCATGGATGGGTTCCCGTTGACCAACTCGTTTTGTGCGCCTGTCGCAACAAGCTGTATTAGACCGCCTGGCATTGTTATTATACGAGGGTGGTTTCTTTAATATTCTCTACGTGGCACGGTAGCTCATTGCCAAGTTCAGGTCCTGCACTTCAAGCCCNCCTTTCGTATTCACAACCTGGAAGGTGCCAGGAGCACCAAGTGCACCATTCGTCAAGCAGCACTGAGATGTAAACGTCGCACCACCGATTCTTCCTCCAACTCCAGGGGCAAGCGTGGGAATGATGAAACGCTGATACAGACTTGAGTTGTTCGCCATGACTGACAGATGAACTTCATTTCTCTTACGCGACTGAGGAGGGGGAGTGGTATTGTATGTTGCTGCAATGATTTGACGCTTCCTCATCGTAAGATAATCCTGTGCAGAGTTTACTTGCATTTGTGGTTTACGCAAGAGAATAGGCAATAAGTCAATGCGTTTTGTTCTCGTGAGCACCCATATCGACCAGACAACTGGCTACTCAAAGGTAAGTCAGAATCTTGTAAAGCAACTTGCAACTCTATCACCCAAGGTTAAGACCTTCCATTTCGGATTTCAGAGGCATCCTGCCCGAGCGAATACACGNAAGTATCCCGAGGGCGTGAGTTCCTACGACGCAGCCGTGAACGAGGATCCGAAGGAGGAGGGATTTGGATTCAATAAGATTCACGAGTATCTCGAGATGGTCAATCCCGATGTCGTAATGATCTATAACGATCCCCTCGTTGTCGTAAAGTTCATCGAGGGTATGAAGCATGAGCGTGGCAAGTCACCCTACAAACTGTGGATTTACCTTGATCAGGTATACGTAGGTATTGCTCCTCAGTTGATTGAGGAGATCAACAAGCACGCAGATCGTGTCTATTGCTTTACGGACATTTGGAAGAAGCAGTTCCTAGAGTACGGTCCTTTCCCAGATGTTCGAGTCTTGGAACATGCGATCGATCCCACTGTCTTCACGAACATGCTACCCGACGCAGCAGTTGCTATTCGAAAGAATCTTTCGATTCCTCTCGATGGAACGGTGTTTCTGAACATGAATCGTAACAGTCAGCGAAAGCGCCTTGATCTCTGTGTCGCTGGGTTTGTTCGTCTACTTGCTCGTCGACCTCAGTCGAAGAACTATCTGCTCATCGCAACCAATCTCGATCCGCAGACGGGAGCGCATTACGATGTGAATCGTATTTATGCAGAGGAGCTCAAACTCGCAGGACTTGACTTGCAGACATACATTCGCAATCTTCTGCTGGTCGACACGTCAGTAAAGAACCTATTGAGCGACGATATGATCAATCAGATCTACAACGTCTGTGATATTGGTATCAATACATCAGACGGTGAGGGATTTGGACTCTGTCAGTTGGAGCACATGTATACGGGTGCACCTCAGATTGTGACAGACGTCGGTAGTTATAGGACGTTCTTGGACAACACCGTTGCAGAGTTCATTCCTTCGGACGGTCGTTCCTATCTCGCAGGAAGTATGCCTCATGGATTCTATGCATTGACCTTTCCTGCCGAGTATGTCACGGACGCAATGGAGAACATTCTTCGGGACCTCGATGCGAAGAAGAAGGCAGTTTCAAACTACACCTTTAAGAGCTGGGCAACTGTGTGCGATGGGTTGCTGGAGGATCTGCTTACGGAAGTCGGAGGTCTGACATCCATCGTATCTGTACCGGTGAAGTCATAAGTCCAATCTTCATCAACCGATTGTCGTCCTCAAATGCAGGTCCATCAAAGACCTCCTTGGTGTCGGGATCAATCATAAAGACCATTCCCTTGATGGCAACCTTCTGCAACCTGCGTTTCCTGCGTTGCATGTTTCGCAAGTAGGATTCATCTGTATCATCCGTCTTGATATCTGGCTTGAATGCTAGATCCTCACCTGTCGTGGTGCTATCAAATCGCATACACGAAATCACTGGAGTTTCGCGACTATGGAGTTTCCTATGAACTTCACAGTCGACGGCTGCCTGTTTCAGCAATACGCTAATCCGCTTGTTTGTGATATCCTTCTCGTATATCTTTTCATACAGGTACTCGTCTGTGCTCATAAACACTTCAGAGGGTTCTCCTTCGTACCGTTTGGTTGCCATGTCTGACCGACGAACCAGCACAACGTTGTTTGCACCTTCTGTTGACTTGCTCTGTGCCTCTGTGAAGGTACTAATGTAGAAGGACACTCGAACAGTGCGCTCTTCCATAGGCAGTCTTGCATGAGAGCAAATACGAATCGCACGACCAATCACCTGGTCATGACGAGCAGGATTCCAATGAGGTTCCATCATATGCACATGCCTCACATTGGCAAGCGTAATACCTTCTGCACCTGCCTTGGTAATCATAAAGAGTCGAAGTCGCTTCTTTCCAGATCCCTCAACAGACTGCTTCAAACTAGGAGGGAAGTTATCGCTATACTGTTCATTGAAGATTTGACGCATGTATTCGCGCGCTTGCATGTCCTCATTGCCCGTCCAGAACCCATAGGCAGGCTTATCAGGATCCATTGCAGGATCTTCAACCCACTGATTTGCTTCCTTGGACAGCTTGTACTCCTGCCATCCATTCACATCAAGAACTGCAGAGAAGACGCCCAGACCCTCAAGGTTACGGAACCCCGAGTACAGGAGCTGTGTGCCCATCTCCATTGAGCCCTTGATATTCTTGAGAATCCTCAACATCTTTGGACTATAGTTCTCCAGGCCAGCCTCCGTGAGGTATCGTGAAGGAGTTCCACGCAATGCATTCAGAATCTGAGCCTTTTCAGGAACAGCATCCTCTGTCGCTGCATCCTCATCCTTGGCCCGAAACTCGGGAGGAATCGCATAGTTGCATGCCAATCGCGACATGACTCGGAACGTCTTCATCTCATCATCTCCTGCCTTGGAAGGATTCAACCTCTTTCGGGCATCGCGCTTAATCTCCTCGGATCGAACCGTCAGATAATGGTTGTACATCGTATCGGACATTGGAACTTTCTCCAACATCTTGTCATCGTCCACACGTCGTGGCAACATGCGTTCATCGGCACCCTTGAAATACGAGACAAGTCCCTGAATACGTCGCTGGAAGAGCATGGCGTTCTTGATTTGGAGTCCATCGAGGAAGAGGGTTGCAAACTCGTCGTAATCGGTTGGCAACGTGTCAAACGTCTCGGTCGTAATGCGATCACTGGCAATCTCAGCTCCTCCTACGTCTGTCTGAAACTTGTTCTTCCAAGACTCAACCCAGTCAGCGGCCATTGGAATGTAGGGTAAATCCTTGACATACTGCACGGCTGTTCGGTCACCCTTCTCGCTGTAGATACTGCGGAAGTTAGGAGGATTGCGGGTTAACATCACGTACTTCTTGATTGCATTGTATTCGACCGTGTCAACATCTGGAATCGCACGAAGAGATGATGTCATTCGTTCCTCATCCCATGCAGGAATCGCACGAATCGGAACAATAATGCGCTCAATCGGTCCACGCAACAGATTCATGAGATACGAAATCTCATTGGCACGATTGATGACGGGAGTTCCAGACAGAGCCACAATCTTGCAGTTCTTCGCGCTGTAGATGGCCTTATAGAGTTTGCCACGAATATCTGATTGGTTTGAGACACTTGAAATCAAGTTATGGACCTCGTCAATAATCACTACAGAGTTGTCATAGGGATTTGTACCATCCTCGGGAGCATACTTGGCAATGTTTCCAGAGCTCAACCCATCGTAACGGATAAATGTGAAACGCTGGTTGATGATATCGTCGACCTGCTTTGCAATGATATCCTGTGCCGTCTTGGGAAGCTTATCATAGTTCGGGTCTTCCTTGGGGACAGTTGTAAAAAAAGTCCGATTGCGATCGAGGAATGCATCACTGATGCCAAGCTTCTTTGCAGTGTTCCGCGAGTCTTCCGTCAGTGTCTGCTGACGCCAGTGCTGGTCATACATGTANATGGGGTCGCCACACTTGCGCANCTCACCGCGATAGTTTGACTCGAGGGAGGCAGGTAAGAGAACGTATACCTGTCGGGTTGACAGTAAGGATTCTGCAACTGCAATCGAGGAGCATGTCTTTCCCGAGCCGAGGCCGTGGTACAGCAGTAGACCGCGATACGGTGTCTCCATCATAAGGTAGTCTCGCACCACCTTTTGATGAGGCAAAAGTTCACGCGCACTCGACCCTCGTGCTAGGCATAGATCAACGTCCTTGTCTTCATCATCTGTAGGTCTCTTTCGGTAGAGAAGCAATGTTCGAGTGATGGCATCCGCGAACGCCTTCCTATTCGGAAGAACATATGTCATTGTTTTTTTAAGAGGGATTTGATAATGGAGCTGGTAAACCCCAAAAATCATCGCATATGGATGGTGACCATCTATTTCTTCTTGATGGCAGGATTCCTGCATCTTCAGCCGAGTATCGCCTTCGGTCGCGAAGGTCGTATTCGTCCATTTGGAACGCAGGATAGGGAGTCGACGGTCTTCCCTCTTTGGTGGTGGATCTTTGTCATCTCAGTTGCTTCGTACTGTATTACGGTTGCATTGTCGGGATATCGGATTTAATCAGACTCAAATGTTTCAACAATCGATCGTAGCTGTGTAATCATGCCCATTCGCTCAATATGGTGAGGACGAACAAGTGCCTCAGACTCTTCAAACGTCTTCCATGCAATGCCAGAGATCTCTCTCCGTTGCATGGGTGTGAACTTCTGATTTAGATTTACCAGCTCGGGTCGCTTGAGAAGAGCTACAAAGTAGACGTGGCGGTATAGGACGCCATTCAATCCAGTAAAGGTCTCGTCGAGAACCATATTCTTGAGAACTACGTACGACTCGCGTGAAATGTTGGTCTCCTCCTCAAACTCACGTATGGCACATGAAAGATCTGATTCGCCTCGCGTTCGGCGACCCTTTGGAAATCCCCACTCGGGTTCGAGATACTCCGACATATGCTCCTTCATGATGTTCCATCGATCGAGTTGATTGAACTTGTCTCGGCTCTGAGCATAATCCCCCGACATGCGGTCGTCACCCCAAAGGTTCTTCCATAGGACCTCGAAGGATTCGGATGTAAAGGTTGCCTGTTCCTTGAGAGTCATGTTTTTGAAGAGGCGTGACACATAGTCCATGTCATTCGGATCATATTTGCCTCGCATTATTTCAGAGAAGCTAAGGCTGTCTTTTCGGCGTATCATAATGATTTTGGTCTTTTCAGGTGAGACTGGAAGTGTGGGACTATCAATGAGAAGGAGTCCACAGGACAATACAGGATCCCTGCATGTCCGAAAGAGGTGACCTCTTCCACCGCAGTTGTTGCAGTACATTACGTGTATTGATTGTGATGTCGGGCTTGTCCGTTTTTCCATTACTATAAGCTAGAGTTTCACAAGAAAGTTCCTCCGTAAACATAAATGGGACTGTTTTCCTCAAAACCCGCTGCAGCGCCTCTTATGGCACCAGCCCCAGTAGCTCCTTCATCGGGAGGTAGTGGATGGATCTTCTCGGTTGTGGGTGGTATCCTTCTCTTTGCAGCAGCGTATGCTTTCTTCAACTACATCCAGAAGATGAACGGGCAGCCTGGGCTCACTCTCTTCGAGTCAAAATCAAGTGGCGATAAGACGCCCGCCCCTGTTGACGGTAAGACAAAGACCGTGATTCCTGCAGGCGAGGTTCCCGCAGGCCCAGGATCGGACTACGGTATTCAGTACTGGATGTACATTTCGAACTGGGATTATAAGTTTGGTCAGGACAAGGAGATTCTTAAGCGCGTCTCTCCCAACGATCCGCTTGTTGTCGGTCCTCGAATCTTCTTGGCTCCTTCTGAAAACACTCTGCACGTGCGACTGAGCATGTTCCCGACGGACAATAGTGCAGGTGCCGCAAACCCAGGCGCTTCAAGCACTGGCGATTCCTTCACGTGCAGTGTCGAGAATGTGCCACTTCAGACATGGTTTGCTGTGGCAGTGACCGTCTTCCAGAGGAACGTTGACATCTACATCAACGGGCGACTTGTAAAGTCTTGTGTTCTCCCTGGCGTTCCCAAACCTGCGCTGGGTGACATTATTCTTGCCGACAATGGCGGATTTGCAGGGTCTATCTGCAATGTCAATGGGTATACCACAATGCTCAGCCCCGACGATGCAAAGATGTTCCACGCCAAGGGAACATCGTGTGCACCTCCCGCAGAGGCAGGCCTAGTTAAGGTTGACAAGGATTCACTTTTCATTACGTTGTTCGGATACACGTTCCGATTTTCGAGGATGAGTAAGGAAGGCAAGGAACTTAGTAGCTACACCTTATAAACAGCCTAATGAGATTACTTCTGAAATGTCCAACTCGTAGCAGACCACAACGTGTCATAGAGACGTTACGCAAATATATAAGTCTTGCAAATCATCCCGAACAACTCGGAGTTGCTATTTCATGCGATGAAAACGATAGCACCATGTCCCGAAATCTTGTGCAGGAAGAGATTCGCAGTATACTTCGACCTACTGCCTGGCATCGAATGTTCTTCAGTCCAAATACAAGTAAGATTGAAGCTTGTAATGCGAACATGTCGCAGATTGAATGGGAATGGGATGTCGTTGTTCTTGTGTCTGATGATATGGTTCCCCAAATCAAAGGATATGACGATGTGATTCGTAGCCATATGATGGCCTATTTCCCAAAGAGAGATGGCATCCTATGGTTCAATGACGGACATCAGGGAAACAACCTAAACACACTGTGTATCTTTGGACGTGAGTTTTACAACTCACAGGGATACATTTATCAACCCGAGTACAAGAGTCTCTTTTGCGATACAGAACTAACGGACCAATGCAACAGAGTTCTTGCAAAGAAGTGTGCATATATCCCCTATTGCATCATCCGACATGAACATCCTGGAACTGGGTTTACTGACAGGAACGATGCTCTTTACCAGCACAATCAGAAGTTTTGGGATGAAGATATGAATACCTATATTCGTAGGAAGTCGTATCCGTTTGATTGGTCTGTTCTCATTCCAACAATGCCAGGTCGCGAATCAGGTCTTCAGTCCCTGATAACATCCATTCGAGAAAAGGTTGAACGTCTTTGCCCAGCTCTTCGGATTGAGTTCTGTCTATCTTTTGATAACCGTGAATCATCGATTGGTGCAAAACGCCAACGGCTTGTGGAGAAGGCATCGGGAAAGTATCTATCCTTTATTGACGATGACGATTNCATTACAGATGCTTATGTTGAGGATGTTGCAGAGCTTGTCAAGAGTGGTTGTCATACGATGAGGNTGCGAGGAGATATGAGTGGATATACATTCATCCATAGCACCGCCATCACTCTTAAGGATCCGATGGTGACTCTCTCAGACCCCCCTATTTTCCAACGTCCACCAAATCACTTGAATCCAATGATGTCGGATATTGCAAAACTTGTTCCCTTCCAGGATGCTGTCCGTGGGGAGGATATTGATTGGACTGTTCGACTGTTCAAGAGTGGATTNTTACAGACAGAATATCGTTCGGATGAATCGCGCACCCACTACAACTATAATCTGGGGACTCGAACCATTCAGCCAAATACAATAGTCATACAACGACTTATAAGTTTTGAGGAGATGGTAAAAAAACTGCTAATACCTGCAAATAGTATAGCTGTACAGCCAGGTCCAACGCGACTGCGACTAGGTCCAAGAGGCTTTGTTTCTAAGTAAAGGACAATGGATACGTGGACTATTGTTGGGAGTCTACTTCTCATAGGAATCGTTTTCTATTGGTTCTGGAGTGCAGGAGCTGCAAAGTCAGACGATAGTACTTCAGTCTTTCCCCGATCAATCCCTGGCGATACCCAGCAGTCGTCGTCTGTTGCTCTTCCACGAGCATTCAACCAGCCCGAAGGTCTAACTTATGCCTATTCGGGTTGGCTCTTGGTGAAGGACTTCACGACAGGGTATGGAACCAAGCGTCGGATCTTCTCAAAGGACGATGCTCCAGGCCTGTATCTTGACTCGACCTCCAACTCACTGTTAGTTGCCGTCAAGACATACGGAACAACAGAGACAATCCTAATCCCCAATATTCCTGCAATGAAGTGGATGCACATTGGTCTTTCGATTGATCAACATGCAGTCGATATTTACATCAACGGAATGCTCAGGCAACACCACACCTTAAGTCAGCTTCCAATGCAGAACGATGCGGTTGTTACAGCGGGTCCTGGCTGGAATGGCGTTCTTTCCGATCTTGTCTACTATGCACGTTCCTTGACCCACGAAGAGATTAGGAAACTGTCAAGGCAGCCTCCTCCAGATGATCTAGAGAGACGTCCATCAGGTCCTCAGTATTTCGACATTACTTGGTACATTGGTCGTTTATATTCTGTCTAATCAGCAAATGAGCGCAGGAGGTCAACGTGGAATAGATGTTTCAGGCATCACTGGATTGCGCCAACAGAATGCAAGTGATGCGACGAAGAGAGTGCAGTTACAACTCATGTATCAGAACTTTGCGTCTACTACGGGTGCGAATGCGTACAAGTTTCGCACACCCAACGGAAACAACAACTTCCTTGATTTCACACAGGGTCGCAAGGAGGTTGCGGTCGGAACTAGCTGTCTAGTAGGAACCTGCAGTAACCGCGGGTTGCCATACAACTATGATGTTAATATGAGCTTTCGTACCTAGCCTTGAGAGTCTTGTGCAACTGATCTCGGGCAACTTGCCGCTGCTTCTTCGTTCCATTCGGATTGTAGCTAAAAAAGTACTTCAAAAACTCGGGTGAACTCTTGTTGACAGAGAGTTTCGCATATAGCTCCGATTTATGTCTCTTCATATCGTTCAGAGTCTCCTGTTTTCCCAAACAATCAACAGGAGTCAATAAGGCATATCGCCTCTTCTCCTTATGTGCCGCTAGGTCCATAAGGCGTTGACATATACAGAGTAGATGGGTTATCTCATCTTCATGAACACCCGAGTACATGTAGGCAAAAAAGAACTGAAGAGAGGTTGGGATTGAGGCTACCTTGACACCATTCGCCATCTCGTGATAACTATGACATGCAGCCGTCTCGTGGATACGAAGGAACACCTCACCTTCCTCGTCAAACACATCGGTGTGCGACGGTAGAATCTCCGACCCCTCATGCTCTTCGGTCTTGTACCCCTTTGACAGTGTCTCGATAATCGGCCTTTCTGCAAGGAGTGTGATGGGTGCCGACCACAAAGGAGCCTTGTTCGCATTGATCTGAGATGCCGTAATCCCAAGCAATACGACGTTGTGATTCTTGAGGATTGATTCGACCTTTTTACGTTTGGCGTCTGACAGAGGCGTTTCATCCATCTCCTTGTGACTTGGGCAACTCATGGGATAGTGCTTGTTGAGGAGCAGAAGTCGCTCATACACCTTCTTCCATCGAGAAACATCTCCACGAGGGCGAGAGAGCTCAAGATACATTGACATGCGGAGGAAGTTGGGTGTCACATAATGAATACCTTCCTTGACAATATCCTCCTTCCACAACCGATCAAAGATATCCGTATCCAGATGGGTAATATCTGCAACTCCCTCGTAGTTTGCAAATACCTTGAAGGTTCCTAGATGCATACCTGGCTTTACCTCGACACTTTTGATACCTATTTCCCGTAGCTTATTGGCCACAATCATTGCATGTTCCTGAGGGGTTCGACTGTAGAAGTCATAGTCTGGAATCGTCGTCTCGGGATCGTAGAAGCGATCGGCGGGGGGGAGTAAGTTGTTGATGGCCGTGCCTCCGTAACACATCACAGGATGCATGGTTAGGAACTCGGCGACTACGTTAAGACTCGCCTTGACACTGGGGTCGGCTGCAGCCTTCTTATCATTTTCGAGCTGTAGTTGCTCGATCACCTTCTCCAAGTCTTCCATTGTATTACACAGACGAAAAACGGAAAGTCTGTGGTTTTTTACTCGGTAGGCATCAAGGATGACTCGTAGATACAACCTCCGCAAGCGCGACCCCAACGTGAAGTGGATCGAGGATGAGACCTTAAAGGATAAGAAGGAGGAATCTGAGTCTGAAGACGAGGATTATGAGCCTGAGTCCGAGGGGGAGGATGTCGACGAGTCCGAGGAAGAGACCGAAGACGAAGACGAAGATGAGGACGAAGACGAAGACGAAGACATGGAAGAGTCCGAAGATGAAAAGCAACAGACGATTGCCATTCCCATTCCCAAGAATGGTCGTGTCAAGATTGAGATTGACAATCGCCCTGTCTTCGCAGAGGACGACGATGACGATATGGAAGATGAGATGGACGGAGAAGCTGCAGATGAGTTCCTAGACTATCTTGCGAACAAGTACGCGCCAAGCAGCCGAATGAGCTTGAAGAAGCCGAGCAAGGGAAAGAAGGAAGACGATGCACCTGCACTCGCCTTGAACGATGAAGAGCAGGATTACTTTGACGACCTCTCCAAGGCAAAGCAGAAGAAGGCAAACAAGCAGATGAAGCAGTTACAGACTCTGGTTTCGGGAAGTGCAACCCCGCACAAGTTCCGAATCCTAGACATGCCGATCAACGATTCAATCAAGGCGACAGTTATCAAGAAGATCGACCTTCTCAATGACATGGGAATGGAGAACGGAGAGAGTCACAAGTTGCGGACATGGATTGATGGCTTCATGCGGATTCCCTTTGGAGTACATGTGCCGTTGCCCGTCAAGATCGACGATGGTCCCAAGCCCTGCAGCGAGTTCTTGGCGAAGACCCGCAAGACCCTCGACAAGGCTGTCTACGGGATGAACGGTGCAAAGACGCAGATTATGCAGATTCTAGCCCAGTGGATCTCAAACCCTGCCTCAGTCGGCAATGTCATTGCTCTCAAGGGCCCGATGGGTGTTGGAAAGACAAGCTTTGCAAAGAATGGCGTTGCAAATGTGCTCGATCGTCCGTTTGAGTTCTTCAGTCTAGGCGGTGCAGCTGACAGTGCAAACTTCGTAGGACACAGTTATACCTACGAAGGATCCATGTGGGGTCGTGTTGCGGATAGTTTGATGAATGCAAGGTCGATGAATCCCGTCATGTACTTTGACGAGTTGGATAAGATCTCGACGACTCCTCACGGAGAGGAGATCGTGAGCATGTTGATTCACATGACAGATCGCTCGCAGAACACCCAGTTCCACGACCGTTACTTTGCGGGGGTTGACTTTGATCTATCGCAGTGCCTCTTCGTCTTCTCGTTCAACGATGAATCCAAGGTTCATCCGATTCTCAAGGACCGCATGCAGGTGATCCATTGCAGTGGATACTCGGTTGATGAGAAGAAGATTATCCTCAACCAGTACGTGTGGCCTCAGATTCTAGAGCGGACCAAGATGAGCGAGCTTACAATCAGTGAGGAAGCTGTCAAGTTCCTAATTACAGAGTACTCGAAGGAGGAGGAGGGTGTTCGCACATTGATCCGAGCTGTCGAATCTCTTGTGACCCGAATCAACCTTCTCAGGATTGCAGATGAGGAGACTGCAAAGAGTTACAAGTTCTACAAGAAGATCACACTGCCAATGTGCATTGATGTGGAAACTGCGAAACACATTCTGCAGGATATGGGTGTCAAGGCAGATGAGACATGGCGAACTCTCTACACCTGAACCCACTCAAGGCTCTCGATGGGAGCAATACATACACAGGGATTGTCATCCCACGTCGAATAGACGAACTCCAACATTTTTCCCTTCATCTGCATACTCAGGCAGTACTCAATACCCGTCTCGCGGAAGGTAAACGGTAGAGTAATCGCCTTGGGCTTGTAGGTCTTGCGATTCAACGACACAATACAGTGGAAGTACTTGCGAGGAGTGCTGTACTCAACATAGTGGACCAGACACCAAAGCTCATCCTGCACCTTGATTGGAATCGCTGAACCACGCAGATGCTGGAAGATCCAAGGAGTCTCATGAGTCATGTGAAAGACAAGCTTGTTATCCTCCAATCGCCCAACTCGCATTGGGTTCCAAGAATAGATGATGTCGTCCGTATCAGTGATGGGAATCCAGTTCTTCTCGCAACTTGCCTTTAGAGGAGACTCGATGGGTTTGCACTCCGAATACGTTCCATTGTGCAGGTGATACTTTCCTGCCACAATCCCAATATTGTCCGCATACTCNTTTGAGGTGGACAGAAACCGCATACCTCCCTCTGAATCTCGGTAGATTCGAACATCTTCAAGTCCTTGAATGTTCGTATCNCGCTTCTCCATTCCGATCGTCGACTCATCCATTACCACAGGCGGGACATCGCCACCAACATACAGAACATTGCGGGTCCGCACCTTGTTATCGGGAGAATAACGACTGTCCTTCATATCGTATCCACCATCGTTTGCAATGCTATAGTTGACAAATCGCACGTTCTGAACATCGCCACACGAAGATACCGACGTAGGATGAAAGTCTCGTCCACAGATTCCACGGTCAATCGGATGGTTCCGAATCGTAGGACCCACTGGGCGAATATAGAATCGCATGTTGTTCAGGACACTGTCGAGGTTCTCCTTTTTGGTCATGATATACTTGAACGACTCCTGAAGACCCTCGTGTTTCTTATTCATGTAGAAGCACAGAATCGTCTTCTCGTAATCAAACAGCCCATTATAGATGTCCTTTTCAATAAAGAGTGCATCCTCTGACATTGGGATCTTCGATCCGAGTTCAGTGTACAGCCACGCCTTCTCATGCTGACTCTTCTCGCGGAAGTACTTTGCCATCTTGTAGAGCGACTCTGCACGACCAGGTCGGAATGCATAGGCCCGTAGCATCTCCATCTCAAACTTGACAGGATCTTCCAGAGACAACCATGACTGAGCAATCATATAGAGAGAATACCACCTCTCCTCATCCCACCCTCCTGCATCGAATCGCTTGGTATACATTGCGATGCTGTCCTTCCAACGGCCGAGACTATGATAGGTCTGAGCGAGGTAGAACATATACCGAACATTCTCGGGCTCATCGGCCAGTCCCTTCTCGAGAAGACGTGCGTCACGCTCAAACTTGTCACCCTTGCATCCTCCATCGTTCTGATCGTTAATCCAGCAGACACTCTTGGGAAGAGACGACGTAGGACCGTCCCAGTACTCGTGCGTTACTCCGCGACACTTCCAGGGGTGATCCATCCGAACCAGACGGCAGTTGGGATACTCGAGATTCCCTGCAACCTGAATCAGAGTATATCCGATCTCCGTGAGCGTCTGTTTCCTCAGAGCCCCCGCTTCAAACAGCATATCGCCATCCAGTAACAGACCGTAGCAATCCTTCAGGTCCCACTCAAGGGTGTCCCGCACATAATCCCTAGCAGTCTCGAAACTGTTGGTACGGTTCGTTCCGAAATCACTCCATACGGAGGTTGTGAGACAACCCTTTCGGGTCTTCAGAAACTCGGTTGCAATCTCACAGGTGTTATCCGTTGATCCAGTGTCGTGAATGCAGAACGCATCGACGCTCTCCTCGACTGCCTTCAGACATCGCTCTAGAATACGAGATTCATTGCGAACCATGAGGATAAGTACAACCTTCATTGTGCGTCTCTTTCCTTCCAACTCGTGTCCTCCGTGTAAAACAAATGTCGACCGAATTTGTCAAGCAAACTATGCGCGAGAACCTGACGCGCGTTCTTGTTCCGCACGTGGCAGACGGTCTCTGGAGTATCTACGACAATGCAAAGACTGCATGTGAGCGNAACAACCAGCCNGAGAAGACCCTTCAGACCTTTCAGAATCTCCTCACTCGTATTCCGCAGTGGAACGAGGAGACACTCAACCAGGAGGTAGAGCGTATTGCAACTGCCTCAAAGTGTGATTATATTGAAGATCTCTTGCTTGGAGTGTTTGTCAGTTATATTCGAGCATTCGCCAGTCTTCAGCAGAGCGAGGCAACTCATGTGAATGTTGAGTTTGATCGCCCCAGTCTTGAGAAGTTCATTCAGGCCTATTACAGTGCGTCGGCGCGGAAGAGTTGGAGTCAGGCGTATCTCTTCAATACGATCGGGGTTTCTTCTTCGCAGCAGGCACGAAACCGTCGGGATATCGAGGTGATGCTTGAGGGAACGGTGAACGAAGTTGTCGACAGCTTCATCCCGTGGCGTGAGATTAGCCGTGCATACTTCCATGCTCCTGAGGCACCTCGAGCTGCTCCCGTTGCTCCTCCCGCAGCCCCCCCTGTTACGTTTGGAAAGTCGGACGTGCACGAGTTTGAGACGGACGACGAGGAGAGTGACGACGAAGATCGCCCGAAGCTCGTAATGGGTGAGGACATCAGTCTGGACGACGACGATGCAGAGTCTGTGAGCACAGAGGCAGAAATCGAGAGCAAGACGAAGGAAACTGTTGCGTTGAATCTGTGAGACTCTTCAACTTGACGCAGAACAAATGACGGACATGTACATTCTGGGAATCATTGCGGGCGTTGTTGCTGTCATCGCGTTTGTTCTATACATCTGGGATCGGTATAGCAAGGAGCAGCCCGTCGACTGGATGGATGCAGGTAAGCTGGCCATCAGTGCAGGTGGAGTTGCGTCGGGCGTTGCATATGCCGTTGGAACGGACGGAGCCGAGGCCGCCATTGAGACCGTAACAACTGCAACGCAGGACATGTTCACTGGAAAGCCTGGCTTTTAAGACTCGATGAAAAGACACTCAGATCCCAACGGAACACTGGCAATCTGAAAGGATACCAACTTGGTAATCTCACGGCGAGGAACTGCATTCTTGCAATACCGAGCAATCGCCTTATACAAATCAAATCCGTGATAGCGGTCGTGCCGAGACCGATCACTGCGGAAGAAAACAGATGTACCGTCCGTTTGGTCCATCCATTGTTTGAACACCTCAAACAGCGGATGAGTATAGGCATAATCAGGTCCCTCTGGAAACAAATCCCAAAACATGGAAGTTGCAAATCTGCACAAGTCAAATGCTGGATTGGGCGGAATACGCAGATGTTCCGATGAGAAGAATGGCTCTACGTTGTACTGCCCTGCCGCCTCCTCATTTGACTGGAACTGACTACTCATGAATGTTCGCGGATCCTTCATTCCACACAGACGGAGGGACATAATCGCCCTATCGAAATCGATGATCTTCATGAGATAGCCATAGGTAGGCACTCGATAGCATACACCATTGTGCTTGTAATAGAGGAACTCCTTCTCAGTCGGAACATACATCACATTGTTCCCATGGAGATCATTGTGCGTAAAGCCAAACGTCCTCTGGGCATAGGCAAGTGCAAACACAATCTGGGCGACCCAAGCAGTATGCCTCACTGGATCGAGATGCATCTTAATCAGATCGTAAAACGTCCCATCGCATTTCTCCATCACCGTCGTAATCACTGGAACGTCCTTGAACGTTGCCCATGCAAAGGATTCTTCCTCTCCCTCATCGTCTAATCCTTCCTCCTCGCTATCTTCCGAACATGCACAGGATCGGATATCATACTCATCCTCGGAATCCTCGGAGCTTGCATCGTCCATAATCGAGGAACCGTCTTCGGCATGACTCTGACTTGCAGAGCGACTCGACGGCGTACTAACGTGGTCTGCATTTATATCCTGAATATCGTCTAGAAGGATGTCTTCGCCAAGCAGAACACCAGGTCTTTGGCCACGTGTATGTTTGAACTCGGAAGTCGATTCAGGTGTCCGAAGCTTGAGTTCGAATGTCTTTCCTAGATTCTCACCAAACCAACGACGCTCTGATATCTCCTCGTAATCATCCGAAATATCAATCACGTGCTTTGTCGACAGTCCTACGTACACGCCATATACCTTGGGAAAGTGTTCACATCCTGACTCGGACAATGCGACCGACGTAATGGCTCCTACATACCCAGCAGTGTGGCAACTCTGAAGTGTTGACTGCATATCTTGTGCTACTTCTTCGGGTTTCGGAAGTCCAATCACTCCATAATCTCCGCGCATCCATTTGAAATGACTCAAAATCATAGTCGTCTTTCTATGAGATGGAACAACCTTGCCCTTTACCTGAACGTGATCTGCGTCTACTACCCTCTGCAACTCGTCCGTTAGACGAACGCCATAGTCCTGAAGATTCGCAAGAGTCTCTGTCTTGAAGAGCTTCTCGAGCGGAGGGAAGAACGGCTGTGCATTCTTAATATCCCACGCACTTGTATCGAACCGTGGGCATTTATGGAGCTTGAGTTCAATCGCAGTCGTTCTCAAGTCTTTTCCCATTGTTCACCCCTCCGAGAACCAAACCAGAATCTAAACGACACTGTGGAGCGTAGGTATTTCCATATAAAAAATGAAAGACAAGGAACAATATGGCATTCCAGTTGAGGAAGTTCAATATGGAGATGATCACCGATAGGTGCGAACTCGATTCGCGAAAAAGTCCAATGATGGTATTGATTGGGAAGAAGGATACTGGCAAGTCATTCTTGGTCAGAGATATTCTGCACACGACACAGCGTCATTTTCCAGTCGGAACCGTTATTTCGGCTACAGAGGTGGCGAACGAGTTCTTCCAGAACATGGTCCCATCCAAGTTCATTCATGACAAGTACAAGCCCGAGATTGTTATGAATGTAATCAAACGTCAAGCAGGTATCAAGCAGAAGCGCAATCAGGATAAGACTGCACGTGGTGGGACGTCAAACATCGATAGTCGTGCGTTCCTGATTCTGGATGATTGTTTGTACGATGCCAAATCATGGATTAACGAAGAGTCAACTCGTTATGTCTTCATGAACGGTCGTCACGTCGATTTGATGACGATCATTACGATGCAGTATCCTCTCGGTATTACGCCGAATCTTCGAACCAACGTAGATTTTGTTTTCATTTTGCGTGAGAATATCCTGGGGAATCGTAGAAGAATCTACGAGAATTACGCAGGCATGTTTCCGACCTTTGATATGTTTTGTCAGTTTATGGACCAATGCACTGAGAACTTCGAGTGCTTGGTGATTTGCAATAATGTATCTTCGAACAAGCTAGAGGATCAGGTGTTTTGGTATCGTGCTACGGATCACCCACCTTTTAAACTGTGCGATGCATCTTTGTGGGTCGACAATCGTCCCTTCCAGTCTGCAATGTTAGCCTCCGACGATTATGACCCTGCAGCGTTCAAGAAGAAGAACGGACCTTCAGTGTGGGTGAAGAAGGAGGGAGACGATAAGAAGCGTTAATAGGCAAACAGTGCACGACGAGTGACGCGCTTCTTACCCTTTGACTTGCGCACAGTCTTCCGACGACGCTTCCCGCCAACCTTGGCTCGCTTACTAGAAGGCTCCTCTTCGTCGGGGTAAAGCTCCGTCGACGGTCGCTTTGCGGGCACCAATCCACTTGTAAGCCCACTCACATTCTTGCGCTGTAGCCGACCCGTCTCCGCAGCAGAGGCTAACTTGAAGGCAGAAATCTGGCTAAACGTATACTGGGCAGCCGACTCTACAAGGTTGCCTCCCTTGCTCTTCACTACCTCAATATCATCCTTGATGAGAGCTACCACGCTCTTTCCAGACTTGGATGCACGATACCGATATGCGAGACTGGCAATGATATATGGAACATACGGACCTGCAACCGACAGTCCAGCCATATCCCCTCCAAGCTTCTTGAGCTCATCTGCGACCTGAAGTCCAGCCGAGCCCCAATCACTCCAAGACACTCGCGTTCCTGCCTCTGCAGCGGCTGAAACTCCTTGACGAACAAGACTCACCATGTTGGCTAGGACAGTCGGATGGCTCATGACCATATTAGTTACAAAACCAGTTGCACCAACCCCAACTATAGAAGGAAGACTACTAATCAGCTTTGCAGCAGCCTCATCTGCAGCGTTTCCAACATTTGTTGCCGTTAGTAGGAGAGTCGCTGACATCTGCTTCGCCGCTTCAGACGTCTTGCTACCACCACGCTTCTTCTTCTTGCCACCGCTCTCCTTGATTTCAGATAGCGCATCCAAAACCGTCAGTGCAGTCGCCTCATCCGCGCCAAGATCGGATGCAGTTGCAGTTACATCTGCATGAGAGACGCCAGCAGCAGACTCAAACTTAGAAAGATCGAGTAAGGCAGCGGCTGCCTCACGTTCGGCTGGAGTATAACTCATTTACATCTTCTCGAGATTATTCGCGAATCGCTCCCTCGGAGGGGTGAACCGCCGTCGAGACGTCATCAAGTGCCTTCTGTGCGCGCTCAGCCGCAACAGACAGGTCGTTATCCTTCTTACGACGGGCATTCTCATCCTTCTGTGCCTTGATCTTCGCCTCACGCTCCTCTGCAAAGAACATCTCCTTGTTCGACTCNTTCTCCTTGTACTTGCGCATGAGCTCGTTCAGCTCCTTCTCGGCATACTCAACCTCGGGCATCAGGTGCTCNGAAGGATCCCANGGGAGCCATGCACCTACCTTACCGATAAAGATATTGTCCTTGGGATACTTGCGCTGGAGAACCTTTGCCATCACCTGCGTCTCCTCAACGGTTGCAAACGAACGACGAACCTTGACACCGCGAACGTTCGTCTTGAACTCGACGCTATTGTCAAACTTCTCCTGGAGATCCTTCTCATGCTTCAGAAGGAACACCTGCCAAGCCTCAGGGACATCCGTCTCACGGATCTCCTGATCGCGCACACGGGTAAAATCCTCGGCATCCTTGAGAAGATCGTCAATCTTGAGGGTATACTTCTTGGAGATGAAGGCCATCAGGTGCTCAAGACCCTTAACCTTCCAGTCGTAGTCCATGTACTTGATGAACTCCTCAAACATGAACTCCTGCTTCTGCTTAATCACCTTCTCGGGCGAAAGGAAAGAGACGACGCAGTACCTCTGGGTAGGGATCTCGGGATCCTCATCCAGGTAATCGACGACAGAACCGTCATCCTCGTGCTTGGGAAGAACTTCGCGCTTGGACATTTGTATATTCATTCGATGGACTTGTAAGTTCTTTCTACGCACAAGATAATGGGGCTTGAGTATACTCAACTATTTCTTATCGTATTTCTTACCCATCCAGGAGTGATTATTCGATCGTCGAGTATTGAAAGTATAGGACTCCCCTTTAAACCTCCAGAGATACCCATTGCACTTGCTGGTCTTTGGCAAGTTCTTTGGGTATGGATTCTAAGCAAACCTGCAGAGAGGAGTCTAGCGGGAGGTTGGACGCTCTTTACACTCGAACTCATATTTCTAGGAATATATCTGTATTTGTTTGCAACATCTCCTGGTTGTCCGAAATCCTAGAATCTTAGGTGGCTGGTAAAGTTTCGGAGTGAAAAGTAATGTATGACTCTAGGACGAGCCTCCTCATCGTATTTTTAACATATCCAGGTATCCTCCTTACGATCCCCGCAGAGACAATGCTGTACACGTGGCTTCGAGGACTGTGGCAGGCAAGTTGGGTCATTGTAATGCAGTCCTATTCTGAAGGAGCGAAGGCTACTATTGCAAGGATGGTCTATTGGGGGTTGTTCATGATTTGGGCATATATAAAGGTCGCGTTGGCATTGGCTCAGGCACGGAGCTAAAAAATATTCGCATCCTTTCAACAAACATGGACTCTAAGCCGAAGCCTACCCCCGCACCTGGATTCGACGTCGGCGATCTTGTGACGCGTCTCATCAAGTATCTTCTCGAGGGTCTTGCCGTTGCCATTGCTGCGTATGTCATTCCTGGCAAGACGATGCGTGCCAGTGAGGTTGGCATGATTGCGCTGTCTGCGACTGCCACCTTCGCCATTCTCGACATTTATGCCCCCTCCGTTGGTAGCTCTGCACGCACGGGTGCTGGCTTCGGTATCGGCGCTGGCATGGTTGGTTTCCCCGCGTAAACAGGGAAGATCAACTAAAATACTAGTAATCAACAATGGCGACTGCCCCGAGGAAAACGTTTAGATTGTTCGACCTGTATGACACGAGGGATAGACGCATATCCTATCCGATATCCAAACTCATGACGTCAAGCGACGAATGGCAGTACATCCAACCCAAGATCGTGGAGATCTTACGATATAGGTTTCCAGATGTAAAAATCGAGCCCTCGAAATTCGGTGAAATGATAATATCGTTTCCAGCGGAGAGCAACCAAGTTTCATCAGACAATGGGGATATGATGCCCCCCATTAATTTCGGTGGTGTTGGTCTTCGAAAGGGTGATATACCTTTCAAGTTTCTAGACAAAAAAGAACCAAACGTTGTCGGTATTGGGTTTAAGGTATATGGAGATGCACCTGCCCCTACACCTGTTCCCGCACCAACACCTGCACCAGCACCAACACCTACACCTGCACCTGCACCGACACCTGCCCCTACACCTGCACCAGCACTGAAGAAGACATATGTACTATCGGCGGTGTATGATAGAGGATTGAAAATGTACTTCCAACTCACTATGCTGGAGAAAGGTGTTGAACCGATCCGTAAGTTGAAAGAGGAGACTATGAACATTGTAAAACTCGCGCATCCATCTGCAACATTTCCAGATGACCCACCTGATAAGTATTTGCTATCTATTGAGCCCAGTAGTCCTCCGCAACCATCCCTGCAAGTTTCAATGATCGGCGCGGCCGCAAGAGGGGCCCCGTTTCCACAACTTGATAAAACCATGCAGTCTTACGATCTCTATTTTACTCCATACGATGCACCAGCACCTACACCAAATGTAACGGGTGAATGTGGACCACCCGCGTCTGCTATACCGCCACCACCGCCACCATCGTCGAAGCTGCTGCCAGTATTTCCAGATGTGACGAAAGACAGGGTTCGCGACACTTTTGAAGAGCTGCAAAAGAAGTATCCGAGTATGCCCTATTTGCAGCCTCCTAATGAGGTAGACTTAGGAGGAGGATACTGTGCAGCATGGTCTCTTTGGATCCAATCGAAACTCATCAAACTTTCAGCAGAGGAGTATTGGAACCTTCCCTATGAAGCAAGACAGGATGTTTATGCTAGGGTCATTTATGGTTTGAACCCTACAACGTCGAAATTCACATCCATTGGCACTCTCCAAATGAAGACTGCGCTGGAACAAACGATTGTTCCCGGAAAACGCGTTCTAGCACCTCGGACGAAAAGGAATGCTACAACAGGCAAGGCTGAAACACTTACACCGGGACGTTTGTCGAATAACCCGACAGGGTCTGTTCCAATGCTGGATAATTTTGCGGAGAAAGTGATGCGTCCTGCTACTCAAAACCCAGATGCTCCGTTTCGGTGGATTTCGGCGGCTGGCGGATATCATATAATGCACAAGAAAGCTGGTTTACTCGGTGATTTCGTAAAATTAAACAACACAACACCCGATCCGAAACCCATTCTATTCAACGTAGCCGTAAAGACATATAGTGGTGGAAGTCATGCATTGTGCTTTGTTTATTTCCCAAAATCACATGAGATTGACATTGTCTCAACATACACTATTTCGCCACAAATGTCAAAATACGATGTGCTAGAGTCGATGTACGAATCCCAAGCATACATTGATGGGAAACCATTTTATCCTGTATTGAACAGGATTGAGAGACAGTTACATCTTCCAATCACAGCAAGACCTGCAGGTCGGAGGAGAACGTTCAGGAAAAAAGCTTCAAAGCGGAAGACACGGCGGAGACGCACGATACGGAGATAACTGCAGCATAGTTGGTTTGCGTAACCGTCATCATATTCAATAAAAAAGAACAAACAGGACTTGCAGTTGTGACCAAGGATTGAAGAATCTCGTGGATTGAATGAGGCACACAGTAGGTATCAAAGAGTCTAGCACTTGCGTAATGAACTCCATAGTTCAACCCAAGTGACAGAAACGCTGTCTTTGCGATGATCAGCGCCATTTTCAGTTATCTGCCATCTTTTATACCAATGGATTCCGCCACCTTCCTTGTTCGATTCAACGGTGAGTGGAAATCAATCACCTCTCGTCCATTCGAACCCGAACGTATGACGACGGACATTGCATGGCTTCAAATCAAGGAGGAACTTACACCCCAAGAGGCATATGTCAAGTGGTTTGAGATGCAACGAAACATTTCTCGCATCCTTCAACAATGAACACAATCCTAATTGTCCTCGCCTTTGTGGCGGTTTGTATCCTAGTCTACAAGCTCTGGAAGCCATTTCTCAGGCCTCCAATGAAGAAGCTCCCCGACAATGAGGCAAACCTCTACTTCTTCTACACGGACTGGTGTGGCCACTCACAGAAGGCAATGCCCGAATGGGAGAAGCTAGAACAGTCACTCAAGACTAACTCTGAATTCGGTACGACTACTGTCAAGGCCATTCGAGTGGACTGTGAGAAGGACAAGAAGACTGCAATGCTCTACGGTATCAATGCATACCCGACAGTCATCCTCGAGACCAAGGATGGTATCATCGACTACAACAAGCGGGTCGACGAACCCACTCTAACGACCTTCCTCCGCCAGTCGCTTGGTAAGGAAGACTAAGGTCTGTCGGTAACCTTCCTTGACCAAATAATCGCGGTCTGTCTGCGAGAGTTCACCCAACAATGCATGTTTTACACCTCGAATGCGGACCATATTCTCCCCGATATACTGAGACACCTTTCCACTGTAACATGCAACAAGTATATCCGCAAAGGAACTTTCGGGAGTGATGGAATCACATCTTCCCGAAATGTGAATGACCAAGGATTCAACTGGAACAACCGACCGAATACATCTGAGATGGACACCTGCGTCCAGATAGACATGCCCGTAGAGTACCTGAGGTTGATACAGCAACGGGATTGCAGAGGAACACATCAATGCATCTAGAATCGGTACCTGACCTGTCAGGAGTGTAGGACGTCCCGTCGTCATGTTGGATGCAATGATGAAGAGTTTCTGATGGGCGTCGCAAATGCGTTTCCCTCTCAGGTCGATGCCACACTCGTCAAAGACCTTCAGGACGAGTGTACCGACAGTGTCCATCGAGAAGAGTCCACGGTTCTCGAAAACACCTGTGGCATGGCTCAGTGTAGGTTTTGGGATGATTGAAGATATCGTAAAGTACTTGTCGTATGCCTTCTTGAGAAGACCTAGATCCATTCGAAACGCGACTGCGGTTCCAATAATAGCACCTACACTTGCGCCGTAGATTCCATCGGGAAACTCTAGATCTCCCTGAAACTCTTGAATGGCTTTTATTGCACCTATATGCAGACCTCCTCGCGTTCCACCTCCTCCAAGTCCAATGGATCGGTAGAGTCTCGGCATATTTCTATCCCTTTGTAGTAAGCATGTTGAAAGCTCGGGACGTTTGGGACGAGCAAGAGGCACGAAAGGAACAGAGAATGTCGGCGATGCGTCCCGTTCTGGCACAACTCTATGCAAAGGTTCGTCAACAGGCGATTCATGCGCCAAATGCACCATACGTGGTGTTTGAGATTCCAACCTATGTGTTTGGATATCCATTGTTCCAACTGTCGGAGGCTCGGGAGTATCTGACGAACACACTCACGGCCTCTGGGTATCTTGTATGGGTCGTTGATGAAAAGTATCTATTTCTCTCCTGGATGAAGACATCGAAATCGGCATCGTACCGACCCCAACTCACAACAAACTATAGGCCAAACGTGTATGATCCGACAACAATCGGAAGTATGTTGCGGTAAGGATGCTTCACTTTCATCCCTTGTCCAAGCAATGCACGGACAGGGTCCAAACCCCATTCTAATGGCATCTAGCCTCGCCTATTTAATCCCCATGATTGCAGCACTTCAGTCGAATGCGTTTTATGCTGCCGTCGTCTCTGCCAATCTTATGGTTACATCCGTTCTCTATCATTGGTCGAAAGATCCTCACTATTTTTGGGTCGATCAGGTTGCCGTCTATCTCTATCTTGTAGCAGCTGTCTATGAGTCATTTTTCAAGGGTAAAACATCTCACCAGATTCTTGTTGCTGTCATGGGAGTCTACGCAACATGCGTCTATCATTTCGGAAAGGCACACGAATGCTATGTGTGGGACACAGATTGTAGCGTGGCGACACAACATCATGCAGCAATGCACATGGTATCGGCAGTTGCAGGTTCAACACTCTTCCTAACATGAAAACGGACAAATCCAATCCCATATAGGATCGGTATGGACTGTAAGCATGACTCGTTGGATGTCGTCGATGGGGAGCACATCTGTATGTCTTGTGGGTCTCTTCTTGGCAGCTATATCGACGAGGGTGCTGAGTGGAGGAACTACGGAGCTGGTGACGAGGATCCGTCGAGAACAGGCACAATCACATCGGAACTCCTTCCGAACTCCTCGTATGGATCGATGATGATGCGCAAACGTATTCCCAATCAATCGGAGGAAGCAAAAAGTATTACGAAACTATCGGGTTGGTCCTTCTCCTCTCATGGCGAACGATCGTGGATGGGTATCTTCGATGCAATCCAAGCGACAGCTCTTCGTGCAGGACTTACCAAGGCGATTGTCTTGGATGCCTGTGGAATGTTCAAGAATGTCGAAGAATCACAGAAAACACGAGGAGAAACTCGTCGAGCATTGATGGCAGCTGCAGTCTTCACTTCCTGTCGCGAGAACAACGCTACACGGAGTCACGAAGAGGTAGCAAGTCTCTTCAATGTAAGCATCCGAGCACTTTGCAAGGCATTGGCTCGATTCGAAAACGGGATCTCCTCTGTGCTCAACACCCAGTTGGGTATTGCTGAGCGCATGTGTGCTGATCTTGAGTTGTCGGATACAGATCGTGATGCAATGGTTCTCATGTTGCAGAAACTGCCCGAGATGGAGCACACGCCCAAGACGATTGTTGCAGGTGTCTTGTGTATTGTGTTGGGAGGTCAGATCCAGAAGGTATCAACTGTCTCTGCTGTATCAACAGTATCGATTCGAAAGATTGTTGAAAAACTTAAAGCGTTGGGTAGTACGTAACATTCCATTTGTAAATACCACCACCTGCATCCGCCATCTGAATATTACCGCCCGACACTGTGATAATCGCTAGATTGCTACCGATACTTGTTAAGAATCCGCTTGTAGATGAAACAGCTATAATATTGACAGCATGATAGTTCGTGCCGTCTGTTGCAACAACAGTCGTTAATCCTTTTTTGATTACTGAAACGTTCGAAGGAGTTCCATTCAGAGCCGCAGTCGTGCCCTGCAGAGAAGAATACCCACTTACAGCTTGGGCAGTCTCGGATTGGACATTTCCATTTGAGATGATAACACTTCCGTAGATTGATGCAAATCGACCCGTTCCATACACCTCAAGATTGTAGACTGGATTTACATAGTTGCTTCCTATCATCATGAAGGTATTCAAATAACCATTGATAGCAGTATTCGAAAGAACTAGGATAGATTGACTCGTGACTGATGTAAAAAAGTCCAATACAGACGGAGACGACTGTGCTCGAAAGTTTCCATTGACATCAAGAGTTCGTGTTCCAGGAGCAATGTTTATCCCAACACTTCCCGTAAACTGTGAATTTCCATTCACATCAAACCTGTTACTCGCGGTGGAAGGAGTAAGAACACCTCCGATTCCAATCCACTTGTTCGATAGATCTCCTGCAACCGTTATATTTGTCCCTACTCCAACACGAAACTGGTTGTTGGCGGCTACAAGGTCAATACCATGCCCAAGAAGGATATTGCTACTTCCAGTTGATTTCGTGCCGTTTCCAATGAATATGTTTGACGTTCCTGATCCTCCTGCATTCGCACCGATTCCAATGACACTTGACCCTGGTCCCCCACCACCACCCGCGTTCGACCCAATAAACACACTATTGATCACATTTGACGTATTGCTTCCCGCGGCATATCCAACTGCAGTAACGTTGCTGTTCCCCTGAGGCGTGTCGTACGGATTCCCTGCATTCGACCCAACATATACATTGTTATTTGCATCGCCTACTGCAATCGTCTTCACGTTCATTGTATTGCCAGAATAACTGTCGATATTCGACAACTCTAGTTTTGCGACGTACAGCGTCGTGAGGGGGTCGTATACATACACGGGTCGAAACACGTTTGACAGATAGTTTTGCACACCCGTCGTGCTACTCATTGTAATATCATTTAGGAGTTTTCTGCGTCTAATATACAGCGCGATGTCCTACACTCTCTTCCCCATCAAGCAGAGCGAGCAGCACCTTTACAAGATGTACAAGCAGGCCGTGGGTTCATTTTGGACTCCCGAGGAGATTCAGTTCGCCAAGGACACTGAGGATTGGGCCAAGCTAACAGAGGATGAGAAGCGCTTCATTAAGCACGTTCTAGCCTTCTTTGCGGGGTCCGACGGCATTGTGCAGGAAAACCTTGCCTCTCGATTCCAGCGCGAGGTCGACTCACAGGTTGTCAAGCTCTTCTACAGCTTCCAGAACGCAATGGAGGGGATCCACGCCGAGACCTACTCGCTCCTGATTGATACGTATGTGAAGGACAAGACCGAGCAGGATCACCTCTTCCGCGCCATCGACACCATTCCCTGCATCAAGAAGAAGGCAGACTGGGCTCTCAAATGGATCGAGTCCGAGGATAGTTTCGCGCGTCGTCTTGTTGCGTTCGCATGTGTCGAGGGTATCTTCTTTAGCGGTGCATTCTGCTCTATTTATTGGCTCAAGAAGCGCGGTCTCATGCCTGGTCTGACATTCAGCAATGAACTGATTAGTCGTGACGAGGGTCTGCATACGCTGTTTGCAGTGGCTCTCTACCACACTCTGCCTGCCTTGGAGAAGGATGTCATTCGCACCATTCTGACGGAGGCGGTTGAGATTGAGAAGGAGTTCATTTGTGATGCACTACCCTGCTCGTTGATTGGGATGAACAGCAAGCTCATGAGCCAGTACATTGAGTTTGTCGCCGATCGCTTGGCCATTCAGCTTGGGATTGAGAAGATCTACAAGACGTCGAATCCGTTCGACTTCATGGAGCTTATCAGTTTGGAGGGCAAGACTAACTTCTTCGAGAAGAAGGTGTCCGAGTACTCTCGCCCGACGGACAATGGTGATTCTATTCGTTTGGATGATGATGATTTCTAAGCAGCAGGCATAACTGTCACAGTCCCGTGGGGCGTGACGCAGACACTCTCACCGTTGCGGGTCTCGGGTGTGGAACCCTGGGGGCAAGGGATATCCGCGACGCTGAACTTCTCACGGGGCATGAGGCCCACCGCACCCAGAAGCCACACGATCACGAGGGCGCCGACAATGAGCACAAGTGCATACATCGCAAAGGACTTCAGAAAACCGGTAAACGAGTTTGCATGAGACGCGGCATAAAACGCAGTGCCCGTCCAAAGTGCTTCAACTAAACCACCTCCCTTCTTTGCTGGCATTTATTTGAAGGCACGAAAGAAGTTCGGGGGCGTTTAAAGAAGATACAACTCATCTGGACACACTATAAATGGAGTTTGAACATGCCGCAATTGCGTTACTTGCCTCAATGGTCCTAGTCCTCGCGGGTATGGTGGGTTGGCTGTACTGGCAGCAGACGCGTATGTTCCAGAACATGAACAATATCGTGATGATGATTGGCGAGCTCGCGTCTAGACCTGAGCCCCAGCCTGAACCCGAGCAGGAGCCTGAGGTTGAGCCCGAGCCCGAACAGGAGGCCGAGGCCGAGGTTGAGGACGATCGCGTCTCTGTCGACGAGGAGAAGCCTGAGACTGACGTGGTCGATGGACCTCCTGGGCTCGATACGGATGGTCTGGAGAGCAAGACCACCAAGGAGCTCAAGGACATTCTTACCAAGCGCGGCATTCCGTTTGGTAAGCGCGACAGTAAGGGAACGCTTATTTCCCTTCTAAAGGCAACCTCCTAAGTACTATAATGAAGATTGTCAGTTTTGATATCGGAATACGTAACCTTGCCTATTGTGTCCTTGAAGGCACAACTCGTGAGGACGTAAAGATTACCGATTGGAATATCATCGATTTGTTGAGTGAACAAGCAGGTGTAGAATCGACACGATGCCACAAGTGTCCTGCTGCGGCATCCTGGACGAACGCGGCCGATGGGGTTGCTGCATGCTCAAAGCACAAGCCCAAGAAGGTAGCAAAAGTAACCAAAAAGTCATTCAATGATAGGACTCTCGAATCGCTTCAGGAGGAGTGCCGTAAACTGAAACTGGAAGTCCCAACCAGCAAGGTAAAGTGTGTGACGATTCTCTATACGTATGCCCGTCAGCATGTGTGGCTTCGATGTGTCAAATCAAGCCACCAAGGTTCGATCCTAGACATGTCTCCATCGATTGTTGCATCCATGGACAAGCGTGTGGCATCTTGGAAGGGAGCCGATCTGATTGCCTTTGAGAACCAGATGGATCGACGTATGTTTGCCGTTCAGGGGATGTTGCACATGTACTATACGTGTCGAGGGTTCAAGTGTTCGGGTGTTTCTGCAACACACAAGTTGACAAATATGTTGACGGTAGACGATACGACCAACTCGTACAAGGGACGCAAAAAGACTGGCATTGCCCATGCAACTGTCTTGGTTCCTGAAGTATGGAAGGCTCATCTATTGGCGCATCCGAAGAAGGATGATTTGGCAGATTCTTTTTTGCAGGGATTGTGGGTTCTGGAGCATCGGTAATTACCACCCCAGTTGAATCATGCGGCACTCAATATGACACTCGTGCTCGTAACCATCCTCGTTGTCGGTAATAACGAACTCTATGACACGATGGTGCTCCATATCCTCCATTTGCTTCTCAATCTCCTCTTCTGCGTCAGTGTCCAGCACGTCCATTACGTGCATCTTAATCGCCGCCACAGCGCCTTCAATCGTCTCGTTCAAGTACGTATGCTCGCTTCCATGTCGCTCCTCGTCAATAATCGTAA